AGTGTCACCGTTAAGGATGGCTGTAGCGTAGGCTGCTGCGATTGGGATTTGACGGATCGCTCCGGCGTAAGGTAGACCATCCAGTCGGTTGACTGGCTTGAAACCATACGTCTTATCAATGGTGGGATATGCCATCTGAAGACTCCAAAAAGTTAAATACCTTTACCGAAAGTCACCTTAGAGCTGCGTTCTTTGAACATAGGCATCCGAGGATCATTATCGCGCATGAAGGTGTTATCCACTGACTGCATCTGCGCTTCCGCTTGTTGGCGGTAGTAGGCATCACGCTGTTCAGTAAACTCCACCGGGGTTTTGCAAAGCAACAAACCGCCGACTTCCACGCTATCTGGAAACTGACCGTGGGTCGTTCCAAAAACACGGATTTCGGGATGGTCAGAAGCCTTAACAGGTTCCCATCCTTCGCGTAACTTTGAAGAAAGGTTAGTGGCGTCAGCCTTGTTTAAAGTACTGATCCGAATCCAACGAAATGCAAACCCCGGCTCTGGATTAGGGTCGGGAAGCAATTGTGGAGGCATCCAATGTTTTGGACGTTCCATAATTTCGCGGGTATCAAGATCACGACTTGGACGTGCAGCTTTTTCCATTTTCATTTCCTCATTTCTTCAGCAACCTTACGAGCATAGAGTTCCAAAGGAACACCAAGCCGCTTGGCGATATTCACCTGTGTCTGCGTAAGCACGATCTTTTTGGGCGCTGTGCTACGGGTCGCAGGTGCGACATTGTTGGATTTAGTGCGTTGAGGTTTAGCATCAACGGACTCATCGGCTCCAAACTGATCCGAGAATCTTGACCTAATGTCAGAGTCGATACGTCGATAGTATTCGGCACTGCCAGCAGGAATTCCTTCGCCAACCAAATCCTCATGAACACCTAAAGCATAGGCGGTCATGCGCTTGTTGTTTCCAAACCACTGGTTATTATCTTGCCAAGCAAGTAGTTTTTCATCAACAGGAGCTTTTTGGGCTGGCTGCGATTCGATTTGTACAGGAGTTTGACGCGCCTGTAAAGGGGTGGGTTTAAAATTGTTTACCTTATCGGCTCGAATTTTTGCATTAGTAAGTGCTTCTTGCGCTTCTACAAGTTTTTCGGAGTCGCCAGATTCATACGCCTCTTTATATTGGCGTTTGGCTGTTTCGACTTCATTACCGACAACTCGTTTAGCTTGCTCAAGCAAAGCACTTTGGTTTTGATTAACTGACCCTTTGAGTTGTTCATTCTCCGCCAGCAAAGATTGAGCTAGTTTAAAAGTCTCATTCTGCTCACGAATAGCGGCCTCTTTAGCGCGGCGCTCTTCGTGATAGCCTTTGGTAAAGTGCTTGATGCGCTTTTGAACGCCCTCATCGTATTTGGTCAACTCGTCATCGTTAAATTCCTTTGGTGGCTCAACCATTGGTTTACGATTTCTGTCTTCAATTGGAGTGTCATCGACAACTTCAATCTCCGGCTTATCGTCTTCCTCTGGCTCAACTACTCGGCCACCAGCGCGAGGATTTTTTTCCTCAGCCATATCTGGAAATTCAAATTCCGTTTTTTCAATATCAGCCATGATTCCTCCTTATGGACGCTGGATTCCGCGAGGATCCTGAATTACTGCTTGGACAGAATCATCATTGATGAGTCGCCACTCAGTGCCGTGGATTTTCATTCGAGTACCGGTGTTTGGCCGGACCAAAATAAAATCGCCAACGGCGCAAGACGGTCCAGACGGGAATCGTGCTGGGTCTTTGAAGGCATCAGGGCCAATCTTCGCTACAAACAGCACGGGGGAGAGAAGCTCCTCGTGCATCATGGCTTGGGTTGACTTGAGGATACCGCCTTCGTATTCCTCTTTGGCTTCTGGGAGCATGCACAGAAGGTGGTAAGTAACGGGGTCTGGGATTTGTTTAGCCTTATCTTCAACGGGTTTGTTGAGAAGGCCGGACAGATCGACAGCTTGCACGTCGAATTTATTCATCGTCATATTCTTTCAGTTTACGCACGAGGTCACCGATTTCACGTTGAGCGGTTCGGAGACCTCGGATAACTCCGCTCAACTCTTTGTAGTGATCGTAGGAATTAGCTCCACCATCACACAAAACTTGCATTACGCTTTTGACCTCTTCTTCCAGCTTGCCATTGAGAATGTCAAAGATTTTTGTTTCCATCATTCGCCCCTTTGGCGCATTGCCATTTGTTGTGCTTTAGCAACAGCGGCCTGCTGTGATTGATTTAATTTTTGTTGATGCGATTGCTGGGTCTGCATCAGCTCCATTTGATGACGCTGCACTTGTTGTTGCATTTCCTGATTGTGGCGAGCAGCAATCATTTCTGGTGACTCGCCATTTTTCATCATCATCTCTTGCTGCTTCATTTGCAGCTCTTGAGCTTTTAATTGCAACTCGCCCTGAACTTTTTGAGCTTGAGTCTGAGCTTCTTGCTGCTTAATTTGCAACTCGGCCTGCTGCATTTGAATTACTGGGTCTTGCTGTTGCTGCTGAGCTTGCTTCTGAGCTGCTTCGCCTTGGTGTTGCTGCAGCAATTGCGCCGATGCTTGAGCAACCAGCTTGGACAATTGAACTTCAGTTTCCTTGGACATTTCCACATCTGGCTCTGGCAACGTAGCGCCTAGTCTCTCTTGCAAGTCATTGCGATATTCAAAAGCAACATGCTCTGAGATGTGCGCCATGATTGCCGCTTGGATTTGTTGAGCCATTGGGTTTTGACCAATCTGGCCCATTACCTTGGGGTCTTGCATCATTGAGTTATGCACCGCAATGTGCGCCGTATGGTCTTGGAAAATAAATGCTTTTTGTGGTTTGCCAGTTAAAAATCCCATATTCTCACTGACTGGATCATGGGGTAATTGATCGTCTTCAGTTGGTACTAACTTGTCTGCATTTTTAATACCCAGCACTTCAATCATCTGGCGGTGCAGTTGCGGCAAGTTATAAATCTGCGGTGCGCCTTGGGCCAATTGAATTACAGCTTGATACTGCATAATCCGCTGGGCCATAGTCGAGCTGTTAGGATCAGACACAGGGATAACATCCACCATGTCGTAATCTTTACGCTTGGCTATACGCGAGCCTTCAGCCGGATTATATTCATACTCGCCGGGAGTATGGTCGCGGATAATATCGCGCAGCAGTTTAAATTCTTGCTTCATTGAGAAGTGAACTCGCGCCTGCACAGCGGACATATTCTTTAATTGGCGCTCAAGCAACGCAAGGGTAGTGCCAACAGGAGCATTTGCACCCATGTCGCTGATGTTCATGTCAGCAATCGAGCCCAATCGACGGCCTTCTTCTGTGATTTGATTGAGTAAACCCATCAAAACCTGACTCGGTTCCTTGTAAGGAAGAGTCATAATGTTGTCGCGGACGGTGCCAGAAGGCACATCTACGTCCCTAAATTCACCCGGAGAGATGGGTGTATCGTCGCCTTTTATGCGCAAACCGCGTGATTTCAGGCCACCGGGCAGGTTAGAAAGCGTGCCAGCATCCACCAATTGGCGAATAATGCTGGTTCCAGCCCGTGCATAACCACCAATCAGGTGGATTAAACCCAATCCATAGGCACCAAACCCCGGAATATAGGTGTATTGCACGAAATGCTCGCGCTTAATCTTGCGTTTATCCGCTTCTTCCCAGTTTCTACGCACTGCCAGCACTTCTTGTGTGCCGCGATCAATGGTAATCACGTAAGGTAAGGCGATTTCGTCCTCATCTTCGTAGCCGGGAAGGTCATAATCAATATGAATTTCCAAAATCTGGTAGCGATCATCGTCAGTCAGCGAATAACCTTGGTCTTCGGCCTTCTTTTTCTCCACATCGGTGTGGATAGTAACTGGATCACCCAGTTCAATATCACGATAGAAGCCAGATACTTGCAATTTGCGAATATCGTTCTTTGTTTTACGCATTACATGGGTAATACGCTCGGCATTAAACAAATTGGAAGCGCCGTAAGGGATAATAATGTCTTCGGCGGGGATAAACGTCGCCATTTGGCGGTCCATGCCGGGATCAAAGTATATTTTCTTGAACGCAGCGCCAGATAATCCCAATGAATACAGCATCCGCTCATGTTCAGGGCGATACTCAGGCATGGCCTCAGTCAACTGGTAGTTCATGTCATCACGAACTCGTTCGGCAGCATCTTCTTTGAGCTTATCAATCGCCCCGACGATCTCAGTCTTGACTGGACCAGCGGCAGGAAACGTTTCAAGGATGGTTTCGCTCTGGAACCGGATAGCAGCTTCGGTCAGGATCGTAGAGTACACGCCACAAGCACCATTCCAAGGCTCGGTACGCTCTTCATACTTCATGCCAAGGACTTCCAAGCCCTTAACGTACATCTCTACCCAGTCTTTACGGCTGTTGATGTCGGCATCTACCAACCCAATGATGTCGCCGGCCACGCGGGCTAGTTCACCAGAAGACATTTCTTCAGCCAAGTTGGCGTCAAAGTCTTCTTCGGTGTCTTCGGGCATCAGATCAATCTCTACGCCATCAATGTTAACGGTAACACCTTCTGGGTTTTCGATCTGAATCTCCATGCCTGGGCCTTCCTCCGGCAAAAGACTATCCAGACCCAAGGGCGCTTGACTGATTGATTGTTCGATGCTCATAGTGTGCCTTAATAGAACGCAGTTTTGCGACGGAAGCCTTGCACTTCTTCGCGTTCGTCAGATTCTAGTCTCAAAAATCCGCCTTGTCGAAACCTTGTTACTGCCATCACGGCAGTATCCGCAAGATCGTCATGGGCCGCATTTGGGAAAGCTGCCATCTGGTCAATCAATTCCCGCGCCCATCTTGTATCTGGCGCCCAAACTTTACCCGATTGAAAAATTGGAGCCACCGTATTCATTCGAGAAATTTTATCGTTTGACTGCTGTCTTGTCCCGCGACTTGGCGTATACCCGCGCACAAACAAATCCGCCTGCTGATTCAATTCTTGGATCAACGAGGCCCCAGCAGCCTTGGCTTCAATGATGCAATCATCCGGCTCCCACTCAAGGTAATGCGACCTAGCCTTCTCCTTTAGCTCAGGAAACTCCATTCGCTTTTGGAAAGAATCAAGCAAGATCATGTGGGTGTCGTTTGAATCTTCGTTCATGTAGAAGATTCCCCACGTCGTACACGCAGAAAAGTCGGAGCGCTCATTTTTTGTAAACGCCGTATCCCAAGCCTGAATAATAAACTCACACCTCGGCGGGTCCTCTTTGGTCCAAATGTTCCACCACTCTCTCTTAATAATAGCGCCCTCTTCACCAGTGGGCTGCTGCTGGTACTGAGCATTCCATTTAGCAGGAGACAGCTCTTCCTTCAAAGCCTCAAGCTGATCCAAAGGCCAGAACTCAGGCCATAGGGAATTTCCACTCGGCATGATCGCCGGCAACTCAACGACATCCCACTCGTCAGGACGGCCTCTCTCTACCGAATCCTGAATCACCCGGCCAATCAAATCACGCTCAGACCACCTCGTAGCAATAATAATAATTGCCCCGTTAGGCTGAAGTCGCTGGCGAGGACCAGACGTGTACCACTCATACGATTTGTCGTACACGCTAGGGTCGTGCGCAGCTAAGGCAGCTTCTTGTTCCGTGTGAGGATCGTCAATGATGACCAAGTCCGCACCCCGACCAGTCATAGTTCCTCCAACACCAATAGCAAAATACTCCCCATCTTTATTAGTACTCCAGCGGCCAGCAGCTTTACTGTCTTGCCTCAAAGTAACATCCGGGAATACTTCGGCGTACTGCTCACCCATTACAAGGTTACGCACCTTACGGCCAAAGCCAACGGCAAGCTCTCCAGTGTTCGACGCCTGCATTACCTTCTTATTAGGAAACTTCCCCAAGAACCAGCTCGGAAACAAGAACGAGCCAAACTCCGACTTCGTATGCCGTGGAGGAAGAGAGATAGCCAGTCGCTTAATCTTCCCGCTGGCAATATCCTCAAACTTCTTAGCCAGTACCGCATGGTGTCTCCCATGAATAAACCCCGGCCACATCTTCTTCACGTAAGACATGAACGAGTCCTGACACTTCTCCCGCTCCAAGGCGATCTTGTATTCCCCCACCTGACGCTTCAATTTCTCCAGCTCATGTGGCGGCAAACTCTCAAGCAAGCTTTGAGTAATCATTCCAAGTTCCGAAAGTTAATGTACACAGGCCGAATCGTCCTACCTAGACCATCCACCTTCTTAATCACGCCAAGCAATACAAGCCGGTCCACAATCTTCTTCGTGTTCCCCAAGCCCATCTTACCCCGCACATACGCTATATCCCTGATCGACGGGCTATACCCATACCTCTTCCACCACTCATCAATCACCAAAAACACTTCCTTCTGGGCCGGGCTCATATACATCTCCATGCACTTTATCTCTGTTAGGTCGGACCGCTTCTGCCTCATGACCCTGTGGATAACTTTCTTCGGCGACTTATTTGAAATAAGTAGCGGTCTGCTAAAGGTACTCAGATCACACTCCAACTGTACTGCGGTAGTATCCATAAAAAATCCTAAATTTGGTGCTTAAAAAATAGGCACCCTACCCCTATTTTGCCAAAAATGATGACGGGGGGTGTTCGCTATTTGAGGGGGTGGGGTCAGAGTTGGGAATATTTGGGTCGGGTTCGAGTGGAATAGTATGCATAGGGACTAGGGCTACCTCATCGACAGTTTGGGGGGTCGGGGTCGGGTGGGTCTCGGCCAGGGGGCTTCGCAGTTCGTCCAGCAGTTCGGCGGCTTCGCTGTTTACATCGATGGCCTGGGCATTGGACAGCGCGCGCAGTTCAGTCATGATTGACTCGCGAGCATCTTTGCTGCTAATGATAACCCGGGTGACCTTTTGCTCAGTGAATGCGGCCACTTCAGTAACGCCGCCCAAAACTTTCACCGCCTGGAGCCGGACAGCGTCTTTTGTGTCGGGGTTTGTGGCCAGTTCGACTAGCGTGTTGATGACCAGTAAGCGCAGGGCCGCAGGGTTTTTTATATGCTCAGCCTCATTAGCCCGCTTTATCGCTTCGATTTCCGCGCCTATATCGGGACGAGCCTTCAGCTTGTGCGCCTGATTCCCTTGTGTTTTGGGAAGCGCTTTGGTGTTGTACGCCTTGCGGTAAGCCTCAGCACCGGTAGAACCGAGAGCCACTGCATGCGCAAACTTCTTTTGCTTCGCTGTTAACTCTCTGTTATTCCCGGTAAGCAATGCGGAAATGGGCACAGTGTCGAGCCCTTCGGTGATTTGCTTGCGTGTGAGCCGCTTAGGTGTTTTGATGGTTTCTTGCATGGTGCGATTGTAGGGGAACGGCAATAGAACTGCAACG